CTTGATAAACAAAAACGTGAGACATTTTGTGAGGCCATCAGAAAAGGTTGCACATACAAAGCAGCTGCATCAGCAGTTGGAGTTTGTGAAAAAACAATTTATAACTGGTTCAGAAAAGGCAGAGAGGCAACACGTAAAAATGATAAGTATAGACATTTTTTACAGTGTGTAAAAAAGGCAGAGCACGAACGTCAACAGTTTTTACTTGAGAGGGTCATCAATGCGAGTGAAAAAGATTGGAAAGCAGCAGCTTGGTTGTTGGAGAGAAGAGATGCATACCGCAAAGATGCTGTATTTGATGAAATACCAGAGCAAGAGCAAGATGAGGCTGTTGTGCCTGCTAGTGCTCTTGACTTATTTGAGGCCCAAGCAAAAGACTTGAGGAGTGCAATGGCTCAAGCAATGGCATCTCAATCTTGGCAAGCATATGCAGCATTGCAAAGACAATATGTGTCTGTTGTCGATCAAATCAGAGTCATCAAAGCAGAGCAGGCAGAGACTGATGCATTGGACTCTGCATCAGATGAGCACTTGAGACAAGAGGCAGTTATGGCAATCATCAATTTGCCTCCAGTATTGAGACAGGAGATCATTGATGAGTTAGCAAGATATAACAATGTTTTACCATTTAAAAAGTAATACCAGGATAAACCGACATGATAAATTTATATAATGCAGACTGTCTCAGTGCAATGCTTGAGATGGCTGACAATCAATTTGATTTGGCAATTGTTGATCCACCATATGGCATCAATGCAGGTTTGAGAAGATCTGACACAGGCAAAAACAAACATATTAAACAAAAAGATTACCATTATGGTGATTGGGATAAATCAATACCATCAAAGCAATATTTTGATCAGTTAAAGAGAGTAAGCAAAAACCAAATTATTTGGGGTGGCAATTACTTTCTTGATTATTTATCAAATACCAAATCAATGATTGTATGGGACAAAAAAAATGGTGATAATTTATATGCAGATGCTGAGATTGCTTGGACTTCTTTTGATATGGCTGTAAGACTATTTGCATATAAATGGCATGGGTTTTTGCAAGAAAATATGAGACATAAAGAGTTGCGAATTCATCCAACTCAAAAGCCAGTTGCTCTCTACACTTGGATCTTGCATAAATATGCCAAAGAGGGTGACAGTATACTTGACACACACCTTGGCTCTGGCAGCATTGCCATTGCCTGTCATGATATGGGTTTTGATTTGACAGCATATGAGATTGATGAGGAGTATTTTGCTGCAGCATCAAACAGACTCAAGCAACATCAAAGGCAACTCAAACTGTTTTAGGTTTATTTTACAATGCACAAATCAACAGATACTTGATTTATGTGATAATATATAAACAAATTTATCTATGGAGATATTATGAGAATCAAAATACCTTGGTGGAATGTCACAGAGATCATCATTAACCAACTCAAAAAGGCTGTCAAAGATATGCAAGAGGCAAAGCAAGATGATGACAAGATCACTCAAGATGAGTGGAAAAATTTGCTTGCAGAGAATATGATTGAATTGATACCACAGTTGGCAGAGATTTTGCACAGTGCTAACAGGTAAGAGAGATATATCATTTGTCAAAAGGATCTTGCAGCTCAAGCATAGAAGTGAGCAAGATCCATTGAGGTTTTTTTGTGCAACACCTCCTCAAGAGAAGTATATCAATGATGCATCACCTGTCAAGTTGTTGCTTGGTGGCAACCAAGTTGGCAAGACATATGCAACATGTGCCTTGCTGCTGTATCATTGCCTCAATAGACATCCAACACTCAAAACTGATCCTCCTCCAATAGAGGCATGGTTAGTCACACACTCTCATGAGCAAAGCAGAACAATACAAGCAAAGTTGTGGAGTATGTGCCCAAAAGAGGAATTGCATGAGTCTGTTGAGTTTGTACCTGGTAAAGGTTTCCGAGGTTTGGCACCTGTTGTCAGGTTCAAAAATGGTAGTATCATCAGAATCAAGACAGCCAATCAAGGCCTTGGGCTGGCATCAGCAACTGCAAATCTTGTGTGCATAGATGAGCCAGTTGATGCTTTGACATTTAATGAGTTGCTTGCAAGGACTTTGAGAGGTGGTGCAGGTGGTAAGAGTGGCACATTGGCCATCTCAATGACTCCAGTTGGCAGTGTTGATGTTTCCTACATCAGAGATATGATTGAGCAAGACAGGATATCAGTGCATAGAGCACCTTTGACAGTTGAGCAGACAACTCCAAAAGGCTGCAAACCAATACTCTCACAGAATCAGATTGACACCATCACAGCAAACTATTTGCCAATAGATAGAGAGGCACGCATAACTGGCTCACTTGATGTGACTCCACAAGGCATCATCTTTGATACCTTTGACCCAACAACAATGGTGTCATCTCAGCCTGTGCCTGCTGGTGGTGACTACAAATTTGCTGTTGGCATTGACCATGGTAGCCAGCCAAATACACAGGTTGCTGTGCTTTGCTGCATTGATATGAGAGACATACAGACACCAACAGTGTATGTGCTTGATGAGAGAGTTGGAGGTGCAGCAGCACCAGAGCACCATGCTCAGGCAATATTGGAGATGGTCAAAAGCAATGGCATTGACCCAGCAATTTGCACTTGGACTGGTGACAATACACACTCAGGCTCAAGAGATAAACGAGTCAAAAAGATGAGCAACTTGGTGCTGATGAGAGCCTTTGAGAGGATATTGCATTTGCCTCCAAAAGGTTTGCCATTTACCATCAGAACAGCAGTCAAGTACAGACACAGTGTGTATTTTGGTGCATCAATGTTGCACGCAATCATGTCCAGAAAACAATTTTATATCAGACCAGAGGCAAAGAGAACATTGGCCAGCATAATGAATTGGACAATGAAGAGAACACAAAGTCAAAGGTCAAAAGATGAGTATGGTCATTGTATTGATGCACTCAGATATGCAATAATGCCTGTTATAGATTATAGATATGTACCACCAACAAGAGTGAGAATTTCATGATACCTCAAAAACCTTTAGCACCAACACAAGCAGATGAGTCAAGATGGCAGCACACAGCACTGAGGAGACGTATGCTGCAAGGAACTTGGGAACAAGATCTCGAAGATGAATTATACAGACACCTACCATCTGACAGACGTGAGGCATGGGGGCCATCAGATCTCTCATCAAACGTCTTTGAGCAGGTGACAAGACAGTTGGCAGTGTTGTACACAGAGAAACCAATTGTAACCAACTCAGGTGCAGATATTGAGCCTTTGACTGGTCATGATGGCTATATATACAAGGCAGGTCTTTGGCCATTGATGCAACGTATGCAACAGTATACACTTGGCCTCAGAGAGTGCATAATGAGAATAGATGTATCTCCACATGTGCAAAATGCATCTGCTGACTATCCTGGTCTGCAATATCGAATTGTAACACCAGATTATGTGATTTGTGAGGCCTCACCAGATGTGCCAGATGAGCCAACATATTTTGCTGAGTTGAGATTGAGACAGATCAACGGTAAGCAAAAATATGTATATGATGTATTTGATATCAGAGACAAAGCAAATCCAAAGTTTGGCATGTTCAAAGCAAATGCAGATGGCACAATTGGTGATGATGTATCAAAAGAGGTTATGGGCCATCCAACTCACGAGGGTGCAAACTATCCATATTTTGACAGCAAAGGTCAGCCATTTTTGCCAATCGTTATGTATCATGCTGAGAAAACTGGTTATCTATGGGATACATATGCCCAGTCTCAGCTAGTTTTTGGCTCATTACAATCGGCAGTATTCTACTGTTTTTATAGCCATTTATTGAAAGATTGCAGTTGGCCTCAAAAGTATGCAATTGGTGTAACTCTGCAAGGTTTGACCCAACTTGATCAGGACTCTGTTGCAAGACGTGCAGGCATCTCCACAGACCCAAGCACAATATTGATGTTTCAACCTACTGAGGACACTCAGCCAGTTTTGGGCCAGTTTCAACCAGGTGCAGATGTGTCATCATTCTTGGAATCTATTGCAAAGTATGAGTACAGAGTTGCAACAAGTGCAGGCATCTCACCAAGTGAGTTGCAAAGAACCTCAGGAGATCCAAGATCTGGGTATGCACTTGCTGTGAGTAGGACAGGCCAAAGAGAGGCACAGAAAAAATATGCCTCTGTTTTTCGCATGGCTGATGAGAGTTTGATGCAAAAAAGTGCTATTATGGCAAATCGCTTTTTGGGTGAGTCATTGCCAGAAGATGGCTACAGAGTTGCATATCAAGCATTGCCATTGTCACCAGAGGAGATCAAAGCACAGAGAGAGGATATTGTGCAAAAACTCAGTGCAGGTCTCATCTCACCAATCACAGCAATGCAAATGATGTATCCAGATCTTGATGAGCAAGGTGCCATCACAATGCTTGAAAAGATACGCAAAGAAAGAGCACAATATCTATAACTTTAACCTACAACAAAAGGACATACCGACATGAAAACAATCACTGGTGATGATGGCCAAGTCTACGTTTTGAAAACAGACATGGAACAAGTCATAAAAGAAAGAATATCAAAAGTGAGTGCAAGAGCACAACAAGCAGAAGAGCAAGTCAGGACTCTGCAAACAGATCTTGATGCAGCCAAACAAAGTGCAGGCACATCAGATGTGTTGGCCCAACAACTTGAGGAGTACAGAGAGCAACTGACTCAAGCAAACAGCAGATTTGACAGATACAAAGCAATCTCAAAGCATGGTCTTGTTGATGATGATATGATTGAGGCCATCGAGTGGAGTTATGAAAAAGCACAGAGCAAAGTTGCAAAGAAAGACAGACAGAGTCTCACTGACTGGCTTGAGAGTGCTGTGAGCAATCCAGACAACGCACCAACAGTATTGAGACCACATTTGATGCAACTCCAACAGCAAACAGCAGAGGCAGCACCAACAGAGCAAGTCACAGAACAAGTCACAGAACAAGTCACACCACAAGTCACACCACAAGTCACACCACAAGTCACACAACAAGCAGCACCAAATGTCAATGCTGGTGCAATGCCTCCTCAAGACTCACCAGATATCATCTCAAGAGGTTTGAGTGATAGTGACTTTTACCAAAACAACAGAGATGCCATCATGCAACAATGGCGCGCCAAATACGGGAGATAGACATGGCAACAGATTTGAGAGGGGTTAACAAATTCCCACATTTTAAAGTATTTACAGCAAACACCAATGCCACAGAGATACAGCTGCCATCTCAATGCAGCAAAGTGACAATTGGATCTCAGGGATCACCTTTGTACATTGGGCAAAATGATTGCACAGATGGTGATGCAATGCCTGCTGACAAGATGTTTGTACCATCCAACAACAGCATTGAGATCAAAATTGGTAGAGGTAATTCAAGAGCAACAAGCATCTTTATTGCATCACAATCTGGCTCAGCATCTGTGAGTGTTGTGCTTGAGGAGACATAATCAATGGCTAGATTTAGTTATCCAAAAATACAAGAGGGGGCAAATGTGAAATATGCAGATCTCAATAGTCAAGTTGATGGCTCAAATACTGTTTTTTCAGTACCGGAAAACTATGAGAGTGGTACACTGTATGTGTTCTTCAATGGTATGATACAGACCAGAGGAGATGGATACACAGAAACAACATCAAGCACATTTACTCTGACATTCACACCTGACTCAGGTGAGAATATCATCATATTATATACACCTTCATAACCTAACATAACATAAAGGAGTCTCATAATGAGCGTACAAATTAGAGGAGGTCAAATTCAAAATGCCTCTATTTCTTCAACACAATTAGCAAATGACTCAGTTGGTGCAAGTCAGTTGGCATCAAATGCTGTCACCTCTGACAAAATCCAAGCAAATGCAATTACCTCTGCCAAGTTGGCCAGTGGTGTCATCAATGCCACATCTCTCATTGCAGACGGTATCATCACATCTGCAAAGATGGATCTCTCTGGCACCTTTGACTTTTCCTCTGGTACCTTGCAAGCAGGAACACCATCAAACGCATCAGACGTTGCAAACAAGTCATATGTTGATGGCATTGTTGGCGGTGGAGTATATTGGAAAGAGCCAGCAAAGGCATCATCAACAGCAAATGTGACCATCTCAAATCCAGGCACAGACTCTTTTGATGGTGTTACATTGGTCTCTGGTGATAGATTACTACTCAAAAACCAAACCAGTCAGGCTGAAAATGGTGTATATGATTTCAATGGGTCATCATCTGCATTGACAAGATCATCAGATGCCAACAGTGCTGATGAGTTAAATGGTCTTGCTATCTTTGTCAAAGAGGGTACTGCCAATGCTGATCA